GCCGCATCACTACCTGAAGCTGCCGCGCATGGTTGCCGCCAATTATTACGTCGGCTTCGTCGACGGCGCGCCAGTCGCGCATCTCTGCGTATCCACCCGACCGGGCATGAAGGAAGCGCGGGGATGTCGCCTTGTGATCATGCCGGAATGGCAAGGGGCCGGGCTTGGCTTGCGCTTCCTCAATGAGGTTTCTGCGCTCTGGCGGCGCGGCGTGAACCGGTATCACAAGCCCATGCCGATGCTCTTTCATACGTCTCATCCGGGCCTCTGTGAGGCGCTGCGTCGCGATCCGCTTTGGGCACAGATATCGGCCTCGCTCTACGGGGGGAACCGCAAGCCGAGTGTGGGCTCTTTGCAGGCCGCCGCAAAGCGAAACGGCTGGGACGGCAACGCCGGCACTGGTGGCTTCGGCGGTCATTTCCGCGCAGTGCAGGGGTTTCGTTATGTCGAATAAGGCAGCGGCAAAAGTAATGGTCATCGGAACACGGTGGCTTGGCGCGGAGGTGCTGAAGCGGCTCCACAGCCAAGATTTAACGGCGGCTTTAATCGCCGTTAAACCCGACGATAAGGCCGCCCAAATGGCGCAAGATTTGGGCGTCCCTTACCGGGTCAAACCTGACGCCGTGCCGCTGATGGCGATGGATTTCCCGTGGCGTCCCGACCTGATCGTCTGCGCGCATTCGTTTCGAATCGTGGAGCCCTGGGTGATCAATTGGGCAAGCCTCGGGGCCATCGGCTATCACCCCTCGCTCCTGCCCGCCTTCAAGGGCCGTCGCGCCGTCCAAGACGCATTGGACGCGGGCCGGCGGATCACCGGCGGCAGCGTCTATTGGCTGACCGAAGCCATCGACGGCGGCCCGGTCGTTGTGGCGGGCGGGCGGCGCTTGCAAGATCAAGTGCAAGTATTGCCCAATGAGACGGCGAGCGAATTGTGGCGGCGGGCGCTGGCCCCTTTGGGCGTAAGGCTGCTGACGGAGGGGGTGATATCAATCTGCCAGACGGATGGTTAAAATCGCGCTGCTGCAACTTTGGTTGTCAAACCCTGCAAATTTGCGTGGCGAGCCACAGTGGCTGTGCGTTGACACCGATATCTGCAGGAAAAGCGGGAATAAGTGGGAACAATCGGGAAGCTCTGAAAAAGGCCGATAAACAAAGGGTTATGATGGCGATTCCCTTTGCATGAGGTTGCATCATTGGATTTGCATAAGGGGCATTATCGGACTCTTTCAGCCCAGATGAGGGCCGGAGACGGTTTTGGGCCGGTGCAAGCGAGGCAGCGTTTAAACGCCCGTAAAATAGCGATTAAATGGGGATTGAAGCCGAGGCAGAGGCGCTTGTCGGGCGGAAATTGCCGCGCGGAACTGGGATGATGGGCGTAAAGTTTGTTTCCATCATCCCAGAAAGGCAATCCGGCCTATGAAAACAAAGGGTTAGACCTTTGAGGGCAAGGCCGGATCGCAGCGCGAACTGGGATGCGATTTTTCGAACGGACATAGCAAAACCGGGCCGCGCGCCCCCGCAGGCAAGCACAGCGGGGGCCGCGCGCAACTTGCTCAGGCAAGGTCCATCGTGATCGTTTTCATCACGCGATCCGTCTCATGCAGGACTTTCAGGATGCGCTGATAGTGCTTCACGTCATCGAAGGTCAGGGCGCGGGCCTTGCGGTCCTTGAGCCATTTCTGGGCGGGCTGATAGCCGCCGATGTAGAAGCCCCATGAAACCTCGGGAGCGCTGTCGAAATACTGGCTGTCGTTGATCCAGACTTTCCCAGCTTCGAACCGGGGCTTGTCCACCATGTTGTCGCCGTCGCCGGTGAAGGGGAACGGGGTCTGGCCAATGGCGGCGGGTTCCATCAGGTGCAGTTTGCGCAGCTCTGTCCCCTTGGCCGAGACATCCCAGAATTCATCCGGTGTCTTGGGCCACGGGATGCGGGGGAAGTCGATTTTCAGAAACTGAGCATAGGTCTCGCGGTAGGCGGGGCAGTGCAATGCGCCATAGATATAATCAAAGACGGCCAGCTCGTCCGGTATGCCCTTGTCAGGGTGCGCCGCCAATTTTTGCAGGCGCTTGTAAAGCTTGGCGTCGAAATTCACCCGGCGGGTTTGGTCTAGGTCTTGATCATCGGGGTAGAGATAGAGAGGGAAGAGCGCCGACTGTGTGCTGCTTTCTGCGCACTTAGTTTCCATGATCGTATTGACACAATAAAAGTGATCTACTTGGGGGTTCTTGTTACTTCGCGCCGTGCCAATTCCAAAATTTTGGCCTGCCAGCATGTGTCTCATGATTTTTGGGACAGGCCAGCCGACGAAGCCGCGTGATCGACCTGAATAGTAAATATATCGAGTGTCGAAAGGCCTGTAAGCTATCGTTGGGACTGAAAACGTCGTTGCGTTTTCGGTGACATCAGCGCGCGCCCAATCGTATCGCCAGTCTCGGACATCCGCCGGTATACTGTATCTCGTTCGAACATCGGCCTCCGGAAGATTAATCATGTCTTTCACCGCTTGACGAACACCATCGGGCGTCCGATGAACCGTGAGTTTGTCGCGTTTCGTGACAATTCCGGTGCCATTCAGCGGCATGAAATCCACCAATTTAAAGCCGATTTCATACCGGCTGAAAATATCGAAATCCCGCCTCACCAACGGATGCTGTGGCGCGGGGCTGTCGAGTTTCTCGAACAGAGGCGCACTAAGGCTCGCCTTTTCCAGCGCTTCGTATTTTGCGGCCCTTGCCCCCCACAGATCACCTTGCATGACCTCGGCTAGGCCCTTACCGCCACCCTTCTTTTTGACGCCAATGATGATCGACACACCTTGCTGTATGTCGAAAACATTCTTGTCGGGCTTGCCTTCGGGTGTGACTTCTTTCTTCTTGGCATTGCCGTGCAGGTCCAGTACCCAGATTTTGTCAAAGGTTTTCAGCAGGTGCCAACGCATCCCGCGAAAGGTGGGGTTGTCCAGATAGCCGTGGTTGGTGATGAACCCCAAGACGCCTTCACCATTCTTTTCGATCAGGTGTGACGACAGCCGGATGAATTTGACATAGAGGTCGTTCAGCCATTTAGGGTTACGTTCTTTCAGCTTCACCTTGCCGCCCGGCTCTTTCTTGTAATCGTCCATCAGGCTGCCGATCCAGCCTTCGGATACGCCTCCCTCGCCCAGATATGGCGGGTTGCCGATCACGCACATGATGGGCATGTCGCGCTTGATGGTGTTGGCCCCTTTGGCCTCGCGCGACAGCCATTGCGAGAAAGGCAGAGCCTGATTGGCGGGTTCGCCTTCTTCCAGACTGTTGGTCAGATAGACCGAGAGGCGCGGCGGGTTGCCAGTGGGTTTATACCCCATCTCGGTCAGGATCATATCAAGCTTCATGTGGCACATGGCATAGGAGGCCATCAGCAGCTCAAACCCGTGCAGGCGCTGGATGAGGTCATCCTCGATGTATTTCGACCACATGCCGGGGGCGACGCCTTTGATCTTTGGTGCGATCTGCTTGATCACCTCGGCCAGAAAGGTGCCGGTGCCTGTCGCTGGATCAAGTATCTGGACGCGGTGAACGTCCTTCTTGATGGTTTGGGCTTTGCCTTTCTTGTCGGTCTGGCCGGTGTCCCAGTCGATAGTGACCTTTGAAGTATCGGCGAGGCCGTCGGGCAGGCCGAATTCCTTTTGCAGCACCTCATCCACAGCGCGCACGATGAAGTTGACCACGGGTTCTGGTGTATACCAAACGCCGCGCGCCTTGCGCTTGGACGGGTTATAGGCGGCGAGGAAGGTCTCGTAGAAGTGCAGGAACGGGTCATTCTGGCCGGTCAGCTTGCCGAAGCCGTGCATGATCTTGGCCACGTCGCAGGCTTGGAAAACCCGCGCCAGATCATCGATGATCCAGACGATCCGTTCGTCCAGGTCATGCCCCGCCACATAGCCGAACAGGGACCGCAGAAAGGGGTTCGATTTGGGCAGCAGTTCCAGCGCCTCTTGGCGGCTGAACGTGTCCAGTGTGGTGTCATGCAGGCGGGCCGCGAACATGCCATAGGCGATGGTTTCGGCGTAGATATCCGCGAAATCTTCTGGCGTGATGTCGTGGATCAGGTTTTCCTTGAACGCCTGATACTGGGCCAGCAGTTCGCTCTGGTCGGCTGGATCATCGGCCAGTGTTTTGCGCAACACGTCTTTGATGAGGTTGGCCTTGCCAGCCATCCGCTCGGCCAGATCGCGGGGGCTGGTGATGGTCTGAGGCTTCTGGGCGATGAAGTCGCGGAGCAGGTTTTCCAGCGCCTCATATTGGTCTGGCTTGGGGGTTATGCCCATCAGGTAGTCCGCGATGGTCACAGAGGCCGTCAGAACGCCATCGCGGTAGAAATCCCAATCAAGGCCGTTGGTATAGATAAGGTTGGGCAGAGCGGCCTTATAGCGCTCCTGCTGTTCCTTGTTGCTGTCCTTCATGGCGCGGATGCCGATGTGGAGGTCTTTCGCCTCCACATGGCCGATCACGAGTTCCCCGTCTGAGATGATAAAATCCGGCGCGCCGCATTTCACGCGCTTGGGTTCGTTCAGGGCGGTAACGCCGAGGGCTGCAAACAGCGTCTCGAAGGCGGAACGATAGGAATGCTCGGTGGCGTTGTCGGTGGCGTAGATGCTTTGGACTTTGGAAAGGAAGTTTTTAATTGGCACTTTGGGAAACCCGATCAATCTGTATTGCCGCCTCGGCGGAGGAGGTGTTTCTAGCTTTCTGGCAAACCGTCCCGGAGAAAGCTGTCGACGCAGAGCGGGTTGAGGAAAGCCGCGTCTGGCGATGTTTTGAGAAGCTTTCTGCAGGCAGTCATCGTTCCAATGCGGACCCGGCGTTCATTCGCTTCGCGCCACGCTTCGGCATCGGCGTTGGCCTTTGCGTCAGCAGCTGCGCGTTCGTTGTTTTGCCTTTCGGCTTCCTCGGCCTTGCGTCGTTCTTCGGCCCATACTTCGTTTGGAATTGCGACTTCAGACGAAGGGCGAAACATCTTGGCGGCGCGGTGATAAGTCCAAGGCTCCGGGAGCGCTTCGGCCATGCACTTGGCGGCCTGCTCAATCAGCTTGTCTGAACCGCCCCGCCATTCTTTGATGAGTTCCGCGGCTTCCAGGGCTGCAGCACCATTCCCGGATTCGAGCGCTTGCAAACAGGCCGCCACCGTCTCGTTTGGGGTCATTTTCGCGAATGACGGAGAGGAAAACAGCGCCGTGGTAAGGGCAATTGAACCGATGGCAAACAACTTCATGAACCGCTCCTCAGCATTACTTTAAAATCAACCCCACACATGCCCCGACCAGACGACGCGACCGTGAATGGTCACGTTGTTTGCTTCATCGCCCAATCGGATGATGGGCGCGAATTCGGGGTTGTCGGATCGGAGCAAAAGCCCCTCCCCGCCCAGGGTATCGACCCGCTTTACAAGGGTGCGCGCGTCGATGTCGGTGACGGCATAGATCTGGCCCGAGCGGATCGTCTTTTGCGCGGTGTCGACAAGCGCCATATCGCCATCGTGCAGGCCAGGTTGCATGCTGTCACCCGCCACCCTGACAAGCACTGCGGCGCTGGGTGCAATGTTCATCTTTGCCAACCAGTCGCGGCGGAAGGCCATGGTCTCGACAACCGCGTGATCTCCGTTCTCTGCACCGGGGCCAGCTGAGAGGCAAACATCGAGGCGGTGGACCGGCGCGAAGTCAGTGCCTTCGAGGAGCAGTTGTTCTACCGGACCTGATTCGCGGGGAGGTCCAACATAGAGCTCCAAACCCAGTGCAGCACAAAGCTGGCTTGCTCTGTCAAAGTTGGGCGAGGAGCCCCTTTTCATGTTCGAGATCGCTGAATTGTCCGATTTACCAAAGGCACGCTGGCTGACTTCAGTCTGGCTAAGACCAAGTTCAAGCCGCCTAGCTTCGATCTTCTGCAAAAGGGTTTCTGAGTTTTCCATTATGTAAAAATACAGCGAAACGCGCGGATTGCACAAGCCTCCCTACGTGGCGACACACTGTTTCCAAAACTATGTAAAAAGAAGTTGCATTGTATATGTAAAAAGAATTAGAAAAGGGCATGGAAAACGAATGGCCCCTTATCCTCGGAACCGCCTATGCCGATCACATCGGCAAGAGCCTTTACACCGTCGCCGCGCGCGTCGGGGTGCACTCGCGGTTTTTCGAAAGACTCGCAGGCAGCTCTGGCTGCCGCGTTGACACCTATAACGCCGTCATGGGCTGGTTTGATGAGAACTGGCCCGCTGACCTTGCATGGCCTGAGGCTGTGCCGCGCCCCTCAACCCGCGCGCCGAAACGCAAGCGGAGGGCCGCATAATGGCCCAGACCGCACCCCTCCCCGACCAGTTCCTGAAACTGCCTGACGCCGCCCGCGCCGATCTGGCCGTGGCTTTGCTTTGCAGCCTCACCGGACCTGCAGGCTTGGCCCTGATCTTTGCCGCGATGGCGCAGGTCGATGCCCATGCCGATGACCTTTACCGCCTTGAATTCGAAAAGGAGTGCTGACCCATGTTCACCCGTATCCTGAAAGCCCTTGACCGGCTGGAGGACAGCATTTTCGCCGACCTGCTGGGCATCGCCTTTTTGTCCGCGATTGTGCCTTGCGTCCTGTTTCTGGGCGAGGTGCTGAAATGATCGCACCTGTTGAGAAATCCCCGCATGAATGCTGGCTGGATGTGCTTGGCCTTGTCGACACCGCGCTGACAGCACGCCCTGCCATGCACAATGCGCCCAGCGTTGCCGAACGCAATGGCGCGCGCCGTGTCTACGTAGAGGCGGTCGACAAGCTGATCGACACGCTGGAGGCGATGGCCCGGCGCGGGCATTTGAACGATATTGGCGCGTTTCTCGACGTCCAGTTCGGGAGGGTGTGATGTCCAATATCAACACACCCAAAAAGCGCGGCGGCCTGTTCGATATCCGGCATGTGGCGGGGCTTGGCTATGTCGTTGTCGATGATCTTGGCGCACGGCGCGGCGGCCCATCCCCCTTCAAGCGGCAGATGGCAACCTTGCGCGACCAACTGGAGGCAGAGGCCGACAAGGCCGCAAAGCGCGGGCCGCGCCCCTGCTTGCGCTGCGCGAATGACTTCCATTCCGAAGGCATCCATAACCGGCTTTGCCCGCATTGCCGCAACATCAGCAGCGGCGAGCAATCAGTGCGCCCGTCCATACCAGCCAGAAAGTTCGGATGAGCGATATGACCAGAGACCCAAAGATCAAAACAACAGTTTCCACCTTCTGCGCCCGCGCTCGGCAGCTCTACGCCTTGGCAAATGACGTCGCGGATCGCGAGGCCGATGGCAAAGAAATTTCCAACGATGACGTGGCAAATCTGCGTGAGCACCTGCTGGCGGCGGAATTCTGGCTGCGTGACTTGGAAGAGGCGGTGCGGAAATGAAGGCCCCCGTTTTGCAAAGCGTCGGGCAAGTCCCGGTTGCGGATATCGAAGTTAGCAACCGCCTGCGCCCTATCAGCGAGGCTGGTGTGGAAAGCCTGCTGGCATCCATCGCTGAAACCGGGGTCATGAAAGACGCTATCCATCTGCGGCGCAAGAAATCCGGGGTGATGGCTCTGATCGCGGGCGGTCACCGGCTGGAGGCTGCGAAGCGTTTGGGCTGGGAGACAATCGAGGCCAAGGTCTGGACCGATGTGACCGATGATTGGGCACAGTTGATGGAGATCGACGACAACCTTGCCGGGGCGGAGATGTGTGCGCTGGACAACGCGATTTTCTTGGCACGGCGCAAGGAAGTCTATGAGCGGCTGCACCCTGAAGCTAAACAGGGTGGAGACCGCAAAAGCCCAGACTTCAAAAATCAAACGGACACAATGTCCGTTCGATCCTTCGCCGCCGCGACCGCCGAAAAGTTCGGTCTGTCAGAGCGTCATGTGCGTCGGATGATTTCTGCCGGTTCAAAAATGTCGCCCAAGGATGTGCAAATCCTGCGCTCTGCACCGCAGGCGGTTTCTTTGGCCGACCTTATGGAGATTTCCAAGGCAGACCCTGCCGCGCGCTATGACGCGGTGGAGCTTTTCGCAGCGGGCAAAGTCAAGCGGATCGGCGAAGCGATCCGGCTGCGCAAGGCTGCCGCAAACGGTGTTCAACCGACCCTTAAAGACCCGGTTGAAGAGGCGTTCAAAGCGCTCTCTGCCGCATGGGCGCGCGCGCCGATGGCCGCAAAGCGGCGCTTTGTGGATGACCATGCCGAGGCCATTGCGGAGGCGTCCAAGCAATGACCGAGGCCCTGACCCCTGAACGCATCTGGTGGACGGCGGAGGAGATCGCCGAGGCGGCTTTGCCCGACCTGCCGGGGACGAAGCGCAATATCAACGCGCATGCAGATCGCATGGGCTGGCGCTGCAACCCGACACTGGCGCGGCGGCGGTCAGGGCGCGGTGGCGGCTGGGAGTATAGCTGGTTGCTGTTCCCGTCACGCGCACAGCGCAAGCTGTTGCAAGATGTGGCCGGGTCCAAGACAGCGGCCAAGCCCGCGCGCGATGATGTTTGGGCATGGTTCGAAACCCTGCCCCAAGCGGTCAAGGACAAGGCACAGGTGCGCCTGTTGATCCTGCAAAAGGTCGAGGCTCTGGAGCCTGCCATTGGGCGGCATATGGCTGTCATGGGGGTTGCACGGCTGGAAGGGATCGCCGCGCGCACGATCTGGAACTGGCTTTCGCTGATCGAAGGGGTGCGCCCGGATGATCGGCTTGCCTATCTGGCCCCGCGTCACCGCGCCGACAGCGGCAAGAAGCCGGGCGTCAAGGATTGCTCGCCCGAGTTCTTTGACCAGATCAAAGGCGATTTCCTGCGGCTGGAAGCCCCGCCCTTCACCGATTGCTATCGCCGCGCCTTGCGGGTGGCCAAGGCCCAAGGCTGGGACGTATTGCCAGAACGCACGATGCGGCGGCGCATGGATGCGGCGGTGTCTGAAGCCACGCAGGTTCTGGCCCGCAAAGGCGTCGATGCCGTCAAGCGAATGTATCCGGTGCAGGTTCGCGACAAAACCTGTCTGCATGCGCTGCAGGCGGTCAATGCCGACTTCCACAAATTCGACGTGTTCGTGCGCTGGCCCGCGCCGTTCGGCAGCAACGAGCCGGGCCAGATTTTGCGTCCGCAGATGGTGGCGTTTCAGGATATCTATTCCGGTCGCATTCTGGCGTGGCGTGTGGACGTCTCGCCAAACAGCACCGCCGTGTTGCTCTGTGCCGGGGATATGATTTCCGAATGGGGCATCCCGGAACATGTGTTGCTGGATAACGGGCGGGAGTTCGCCGCGAAGTCGATCACCGGTGGCGCGTCCACCCGCTATCGCTTCAAGGTCAAGGAAGATGACATTCCGGGGCTGTTCACCGCGCTGGGTTGCACAATCCACTGGGCCACCCCCTATAGCGGCCAGTCCAAGCCGATTGAACGGGCCTTCCGCGATATGTGTTCCAGCATTTCCAAGGACCCACGCTTTGCCGGGGCCTATACGGGCAACCGCCCAGATGCCAAGCCCGAGAACTACGGCTCCAAGGCGGTTGATCTTGAGCAGTTCCTGACCGTTCTCGCCGAGGGAATTGAGGAGCATAACACCCGGCAAGGGCGGCGTTCGGAAGTGGCTTGGGGCCGGTCTTTTGCCGAGGTCTTTGACGAAAGCTATGCGACCCAACCTATTCGCAAGGCGACCGAAGCACAGCAGCGGCTGTGGCTTCTGGGGGCCGAGGGCCTGCGCGCCCATAGCAGCACTGGCGCGGTCTGGTTTCAGGGCAACGAATTCTGGGCAGACTGGATGCAAAGCCTTGCGGGCCAGCGCGTTGTCGTCCGCTTTGACCCGGTCAATTTCTGGGACGGTTTGCATGTTTACAGTGCCGATGGCGGCTATCTGGGCCATGCGCCTGTGCGCCAGAAGGTTGGGTTCTTTGATGCCGATGAGGCCCGCGCGCATTCCCGCGCCCGTCGTGCCTGGCTCAATGCCGAGCGCGCTGCACTGGACGCATCGCGCAAACTGACCGCCGTGGAAATCGGGCAAAGCCTAGACGATCTGGCCGCGCAGTCAGAGGCATCTTTGCCCAAGCCCGAGGCCAAAGTGGTGCGGGCGGTGTTCGGCACGGCCCCCAACCCTGCCAAGGCCGCGCGCGCCCCGCTGGCTCCTGCCACCAGCCCCGACTTGGTAGAGGCGCAGGCCGCTGTCGTGGCTGATCTGGCCGCGCGCCGGAATGCCCCTGCAAAGACCGAGGAAACCGCAAGGGAGCGCTTTGCGCGGGCTTTGGAGATGGAACGACTTCTGGACGGGGGCGGTGACGTGACCGTCGAGCAGCAACGCTGGTTGAGCGTCTACCAGACCAGCACCGAATATCAGACCGAGCGGTTGCTCTGGGAAGATTTCGGGGACGCGTATTTCGGATGAAAAATCCGCCGGAGGCTGGCGGGCCTACCGGCGGCAAAGACAAGCTTAGGAGTTGAGGATGACAGAAGAATCGACAGCGCACAATGGGATTGCACCGCTCGCCAATGTGGCGCGGCTGGCCCAGATGATCAAACGCCTGCAAAGCCGCGAGTATGGGCTGCCCGGATTGGGTTGCTGCTACGGGCGCGCGGGGCTTGGGAAAACCACCGCCGCGATCTACGCGACCAACAGCCTGAATGCCTGCCATGTGGAGGTAATGCCCATCGGCGGCGTCAAAGGCATGCTTTCGATGATCGTGACCGAACTGGGCCTGAAACCCGGACGGACAACCGAGGCGCTGTTCACGCAAGCGGCCCAGCATCTGGCCCAGACGCAGCGGGTGCTGATCATCGACGAAGCCGATGCGATCCTGAAAGACAAGTGCATCGAAATCCTGCGCCGCCTGCACGACATCAGCAACGCGCCTCTGATCTTCATGGGCGAGGAGCAGCTGCCGCAGAAGCTGTGCAAATGGGACCGGGTCCATAGCCGGGTGCTGTCATGGGTCGGGATGGAAGAGGCGACCAGCGTCGACCTTGATCATCTGGCGAAAATCTATGCGCGCGGTGTCACCATCGCGCCGCAGCTGAAGGCAGCCTTGTTGACCGCGTCACGCGGGAGCCTGCGCAATATGTCTACCAACCTCGCCCATGTGCGCGAGGTGGCGTCCCGCCGGGGTGTCTCGTCGCTGGGCATGGATGAATGGAAAACCGAAAGCTTCCACACAGGCGAAGCCCCCGCCCCGCGCGGGCTGGTTTCGCGCAGTCACCGCCGGGGGTTTGCAGCATGAAGCGCCCCAAGGTCCACGCGGTCACCGCAAAGAACTATCTGGCGATGTCAGAGGCGGCTTGGGCGATTGCCCTGCGGCTGGGCGAGTTCGGCTATTCCGAGATCGCCGTCGGTCTCAAAGTTTCGCATGAGCAGGCCACCCGCTTCGTGCGCGGCTGGTTGAAGGAAGGCGCGGTCGAGCAGTTGAGCGAAGGGCGCGGCAACAACCGCTGCCGTTTCCGCGCCTATGCCGATTTCGTGCGGCCCGAACCTTTGCGCCAGCGCACCCCGGCAGAGAACATGTGGACGGCAATGCGCCGCCTGCGGTCCTTCACGCCTTCAGACCTCTCGGCCCATGCCACAACCGAAACCGTCTCGGTCGATCAGACCCATGCCGGGGCCTATTGCCGGTCGCTTTTGTCGGCGGGTTATTTGTCCGTCGTCAGGCCAGCAAGCCCTTCGGTCAACCGTGAGGCCATCTACCGGCTTGTCAACGAGACCGGGCCGCAAGCCCCGGTCACCAAACGGGTAGCGGCACTGGTCGACCCCAATAGCGGCGAAACCATCGTATTGGGAGGCAACCTATGACCCAGACCACGCCACTGACCACAGCCCGCGCCGCTTGGGGTGACGCCATCCCCGATTGGGTCGAAGCGCTGGCCATCGAATGCGGGCGCTCTAGCCAGAACGCCGTGGCAAAAGAGTTGGAACGCTCCAGCGCCTTGATCAGCCAAGTGCTGCGCAACAAATACCCCGGCAATTTAACCGCCTTTGAAGAGCGGTTTCGTGGGGTGTTTCTGGACGCCCGCGTTCGCTGCCCGGCCCTTGGTGACCTCCCCGCGAACGAATGCCAGGACTGGCGCGAAAAGGCGCGCGAGTTCGTGCCCACCAATTCGCAACGCTCGCGCATGTTTGCGGCCTGCAAGGCTTGCCCGCGCAACCAGAAAGGCGGTGAAGAATGAACGCTCTTGTTTCCCCGACGCCCGTGATCGAGCCGCGCAAGATCATCGAAGCTTATGCCGCGCTGCGCCGGATCGACATTTCCCGCGTCGTGGACCTGAACAATCGCTGCGGTGCGATTGTCTGGCCCCGGCATGAGTTGTCATGGCTGCTGTCGACGCTTGGCGGTTTGTCCTATGCCGAGATCGGCGCCTGCACTGGTGACCGTGACCCGACCAGCGTGATGAACAGCCTGAACCGCATCAACCAGCGCTGCGAGACCGACCAAGGCTATGCCAAAAGCCTCGAGGTTCTGACGGCCCAGATGCTGGAGCATAGCGTCTTGGCAGGCCGGGCCGAGCGGCAGGGTGCTGCCCTTGCCCGCCGCTTGATGCGCGATCCTGACGCCAACCGTGCCGATATCGAAGCGCTGGCGATATGTGTCCTGACAGCTGCCTCGGTGCTAGGGGCCGAAACCCTGTCTGACACCGAAGCCCGCCGCGCGGTGCGGGGCCTGCTCTGCGATGACGGAGGGCGGACCAATGGCTGACGTGACCCGCCTGACATTGCAGGAGTTGACCCTGCGCGCCGCGCGCGGCTTGGGCAAGGTCGACACGCTGGGCCATCGCGGTGTGACGCTGGTCACCGCCGACGAGGTGGAGGCCATGGCAGGGATGCTGGCGCTGTTTGGCCTTGTGCCGGTGCCGCCCGGTGGGCCGGTGCCAGAGCGGTTGATCGTCAATGCAATGGAGGGCCGCAAATGAAGCTGCCCGGATACAAGCCCGACTGTGCCTTGGCGGAACGCCTGCTGGAACTGCAGCGCCATGCCGAGATGCCAGCCCTTCGCAGCGCCCATCACTCTGCGGCCTGCGCTCCCTATTTCCGCGCTCTTGCCGAAGCATGGGAGGCCGGTCGCCTGATGCCCGTGATCAACACCAATCTTTCCGAAAAGGACCACGACAATGCAGTCTGAATTCACCCCCGCCCCGATCCCCTCTGGCCGCGTTACCGTCGGCGAAACGCAATACATGCGCGATGGCAAAGGCGGGTTGATCCCGACCAGCCTGATCAAGCCGCAGTCGCTGCTGGAGGATGAACTTGTCCGCAAAGTCATGGGTTATGCTGTTGCCCTGTCCGATCAGGTTTCACGGTTCAAAGAGCACACCTTTGACGACATCGGCGGTTTCGAGGCGCTGCTGGCGCAGGAATACCGAGCCACCATCGGCGGGGCCAAAGGCAACAAAACCCTGATGACCCATGACGGGCTGTTCAAAGTGCAGGTGCAGGTTGCCGACAATATCGTGTTCGGCCCCGAGCTGCAGATCGCCAAGGCACTGGTCGATGAATGTCTGAACGAATGGGCAGAGGGCGCGCGCGATGAAATCCGCGCCATCGTGACCCGCGCCTTCAACACCGACAAGGAAGGCCAGATCAACCGCTCGGAGATCTTCATGCTGCTGCGGCTGGAAATCGCAGACCAGCGCTGGCAGCGGGCCATGAAGGCCATCCGCGATGCGATGCGCGTGGTCGGCTCCAAGACCTATGTCCGCTGCTACCGCCGCGAAACCTGCGACGGTGCGTGGGAAGCCGTGACCATCGATCTGGCGAAGGCGTAAACAATGACCCTCGCCCTCAAAAAGCTGATCCATGTCGGCGCGCGGGAGTTGGGGCTGGACGCCGACACCCGCCACGACCTGCAGCTTGTTGCCACCGGCAAGGCCAGCTTGGCTGATATGACCGAGGCCGAGCTGGAAAAGGTTGTGGCTGCGATGAAGGCGCGCGGCTTCAAGCCTTCGGGCGGGCGGGCGACCAACGGGCGGCGGGCTGCGGCACCGCGCGCCGACCTTCGTTTCTGTCACTTGCTCTGGGGCAAGCTGCACCGGGCCGGAGCAGTCGATGCGAAAGGGGCAGCTGGCCTCAATGGCTTCATTCGCAAGCGGTTCGGTGATGCGTGGGGCGCGGCCCCGCTCGATATCGACCAGATGAGGGACTGGAAACAGATCGCCACCGTAATCGAGGCGCTGAAAGCCATGTGCAAACGGGTGGGGGTGGACCTTGACGCCTAAGCCGAAGCCGTTGACCGTGTCAGATCATGCCGTGTTGCGCTATCTGGAGCGCGTTGGCGGCTTCGAGATCGAGGCGCTGCGCCAGAGCATGGAGCGCCGCGCCGCCGAGGCACTGCTGCCCGGCGCATCGGCAGTCGTGATCGACGGGCATCGCTTTGTGGTGGGCAAAGGCCCAGACGGGCCGGTTATCGTGACGATACTGGATACAACGCCCCGCATGAACCGTCCAAATTCCAAAGCGGGTGCCGGATGACCAATAGCCCGCGCCCGCCAGCCCACTTGGAGCCCTACGTTCGCGTCTTGGGCGTTGATCTCGCTATCGAGTTCCTGTTGGCCTTTGGCGGGGCCGAGCTCTACTTGTCTGCCAATCCGACCGCGCGGTCCCGTTTGGTTCAGCTGGTCGGGATGGATCGCGCCCGAGCGCTTGCCGAAGCGCTTGATTGCCTGCCACGCCGGATACCAACCGGCAAGCCGTGGATCGCATCTGTATGGCGCACTCAGGGGACCTCAGTGTCAGAAATCGCGCGCAAGCTTCATGTGACGGATGTAACCGTCCGGCGGTTTCTGAAGCAAAATGATCAACAGATACAGCGCGATGATCACAGGCAGCTTAGACTTCTATAGGTTTCGGCCAGAAGCTGCCGTTTATTTTGTCATGTGACACAGTCGTAACCCATCCTGAAAGCGGCCATTCATGACTTATGCAGCACAACTCTCATTCCTCTGGCTTGGTGCCGTATCTAACTAGGCTGACCTGCTGTGGATGAAGCCCCAATACAACTTCGCCTTTTGCTGGGGGTTCTTCCTCTGTAGATCGCCAACGCGTAAAATCCGGCTCAACCCAAACCTTAGATTTGCGGCGTTCTAACGCCACCCAGTCAGCTCTGTGGTAGAGTCTAAGCACAACACAAATCGTTGAGTTTATCAGACGGAACCGTGGCGTGTGAGCAGGATATGCGTCTCCTTCAGGCAATGGGCTCGAAAAGCTGGAACAAAGCCCTTTAATTGCATCATCGTCAAACGAAAGACCATGTCGAGCATGAGCAAAGCGATTGCGCACTTTCCTTATTAGCTCTGACTCTGATTTCTCATAGTCGTCGATTAATCCAAGCGCATGACATAAATTCACCCGTGCAGACATTGTGCTGATCGGTGCCGTGGCTCCATTCAACAACTTGTCATGCGTGCTATTTTCAATGAAGAAGCTGCGCAGTGTGTCTGAAAGCAACTCATCAATCAGCGCGGCTGCCACCAATGGAAGACCGCGATCGGTCTCTTTTTGAAGTTCTTGTGTAAATATCGCCAAGTCTTCCGCGGTTGATAAAAGCACTATTACGATCCCTCTTCCAAATCTTATTCACAAGGATATGGGGTGACCCGCCCGCCTTTGTAGCCACTTTTCTAAGTAAGCGCTGTTCAGGGCTTGTGGGCGGTCGGTTGGAAGGCTTAGCGCCGAACATTCTCCAGCAACATGCCACGGTTATTTGGGTAGAAAAGGCCATAGCCCCCGCTCTGGGCAACATCCACATACCTATACAAGTCCAAGTATTCATTCCCATGATTCCAGCCCGCGCTGTCGCGGGTCGGAATAATCACGATCTTGTCGATATCCTTCACGCCGTCCGCGTATCCAATCTCCCACGGACACCATCGGCTCGAAGCCGAGTTGGCTGTTGCCAAATAAAAGAACCAATCAAGACGCTTGATCTTTTCCTTGATCTTCTGCGCCGTTTCACGATTGGGTTTCGATGGCATCGTCATGTCTTCCCAGTCGATGTAAACATGCCAGCCTTTGGACTGAAGGAACCCTTGAAGGCCTTTGGCCAATGTCGAATCTTTATGGCTATGAGATAGAAAGGCTGTTTGCTTTCCTGCCTGACGCGCTTCCTCGACAATACGCTCCGACTTCCGAACTTCGGCGCGACTTGAATAAGCAAGAATAGAAGACTGATCGATCATTGCTACCTTCCCACATCAGAGGCAGCTTGCCTCACCCAAGACGAAAAATTGGCACCCCCGTTCTGCGTCTTGTAGCAATACGATCCGGCATAGCGAGACAGCCTAATCACGTTATTGTCGTGCGGCTTGATCCATGTGGCAGGAAGCTCCACCGCTTGAGTGTAGTCCTCATACCTCACCCATTTCCCAGCCTTAATCTCTGCTAGGCGTATCGCGCCACCTGCGTTGTAGACGCCCATGTAGTCGAGTGGATTAGGCCCTTCTTGGGAAACATATCCTTGCTGATTTCCCATGAGGTTGATTTTCACGGCCAACAGACCGTTTCCTTTGACGACCGATCTGGCGAGTTCAAAGCGAACCCATCGGCGCTCATACGTTGCCGTGCCAACGAGAACACAAGTCACGGAAGTGTTCTTGATCCCCTCGCGGATAAGGTTTTTGAGAGATTCCGGCCCTGTTCGCCGGGAACTCTCCCAAATGCTGCCATCAAAGAATCCCTCCGACACGCGCGTGTTCTCGTGGTTGTATCGCCACGAATTGCGAACCTGGTTAACCTTCCAAATGTCGTTTTGGTAATGGAAGGAAAAGAAAACCCGGCGCTTAGCCGTTTGAGCGGGGATAGCCCCAAAGATACTAGCCATTTACGCCACGCAAAATATCAAAGACGCGACTGCGCCTAATGACAGGAAAATCGCAACATAAAACCAACTCACCGACCACGACAGCGCCAGTCGAATAACTGAAGATGTATCCTTCATGAACGGTGTTGCTTCGAGACTATAAGCTTCGATCTCTTCCCCTTTTCGCACATGATCGTAGAGCTTCCGATAGGCTCGCTCGAGGCGCAAGTATTGCGCGTCCATGAGCCAAAAAATGATCATCGGCACTACGGCTGCAACCGCATAATATGGCGACGGCGTTTCCGCGGTGGCCATGACAGCGACAGCAGCACTCCCAAAAGTCGCAGCAAGAGCTTTGAGTGTAAATGAGTTTGCCCCCATCCTTGTGATGACTCCTTGCAGCATCGTCAGATGCGCAATTCGAATACTCTCATCTTGGACTTCAGTATCGCCCATTCAATTACCTCGTTTTCTATCTGCGCGCTCAATCTCAGCGTGCAATCAGCTTCAATGTATCTGAGCACCCTGAGAAATCCAGCGAAAGTCACTAGCGATGAAGTCTGCTTTGCTTCAAAATGCGATTTGATCTCGCACCCGCAGCGAATGTCGGGAATCCGCCCTCTACGTCAAAGCTAGCGAGCCCCCCCGGCAAACCCTTGTGGGTTAATCGCTTCGCGCGCGCAGGGCATTTTGGCCCCATGACCGCGGGGGAAGTCCCCAGCAATAATCCGGGGAAGCACAATGCAAACCAGCGCCCAAGGCGAAGAGGGCCTTATCCATGAAGAGGGCGAGGTGCTGCGCGCCTATCGCTGCCCGGCAGGCGTCTGGACCATTGGAGTCGGGCTGACAGCGGCCTCGGGCGTTGTGAAGCCAAAGGCCGGGATGGTCATTTCCAAGGCCGAGTCGCGAAGCCTTCTGCAAAAGGCACTGCGCCGCAATTATGAGCCTGCGGTCAGCCGCGCCATGCCGAGCGCCAAGCAGCATGAGTTTGATGCAGGCGTGGGCTTCCACTTCAACACCGGGGCCATCGGCAAGGCGACATGGGTCAAATCGTGGCGCGAGAAGGCCCGCCGAGCTGTCATCACCGAGCGCCTGATCGCTTGGAACAAAGGCGGCGGCAAGGTGCTGCCGGGGCTTGTGCATCGGCGCGCCCGCGAATGCGACATGCTGTTTGATGCAAAATATCCGGTGCCACCGCCGAAACCCGTTTCGTCGGCGGCTATCTGGGCAATCCACGCCACGAATGGCGACAAGGCAGCCGCACAGGAGGGCTTCCGCCGTTTGGGCTATCTGGCGGGGCCGCATAGCGGTGTCATCCCGATTGAAATGGTCAGCGCCTTCCAGCGCGATCACGGCTTGACCGTCGACGGCATCATTGGTCGTGCCACTCTGTCAACCTTGCAACGGATGCTGGACGCGCGCGCCAAAGCCATTCCGGCGGCGGCAGCCCCGACGGTGGCGGGGACGGCCACGGCCAGCGGCGCGGACCAAGCCCTGACGAGCCTGCCCTATGTGGGCGAGATCGCGCTCGGGCTGGGCCTGATCTTCGCGCTCTACGTTGCCTTCAGCTATCGCGATGCCATCGCCGCTGCTGTCCATCATCGCTTTCCCAATCTTGCCGCAAAATTGAGGAGCTTCTGATGCGCGATTTTGTCTATTGGCTGATCTGCGGTTTGATGCTGGTCATCGGCCTTGTCCTGATGGCCCATAAGGCTTTCGCGGCCACCTGCCTCATGTGGCCAGACCTGCAATCTGCCCTGACCACGCGCTATGGCGAGGCCCCGGTGTTCGTTGGTCGCGGCAAGCAGCTCGGCCAGGAGGTCGCGGTCTATGCCGCCCCGCAAGGCACGTGGACCCTTATCGTGCGGCAAACCAACGGCCTCGCCTGCGTTTTAGGCGCGGGGAAACCTGGGCGATGTTGGACCCAACCCTGACACCCCCTTTACCCGGAACGGAGAATTGACATGACGACGGCCCTGATCGGCCTTGCAGGTCAGGTGGGATTGCCCATCTTGCGCAAGATTCTGGAAGATAAACTTGGCGGCGCGGGCGGCTCTTTGGCCGCCGATGTCATTGAGGCCGTGGCGGGCCGTGTCGGCGTGGCCCCCGATGATCTGGACGCGGTGATCAACAGCCAGCCCGGTGTGGTGATCGACGCCATGCGCGAAGTGGAGCGGATGGCCCCTGAGATGGTCGCGCTTTACGCCTCCGGGCTGGAATATCAGATGGCCGTGCTGCAAGCCGAAAAAGGCGAGCCGCTCTGGGCGCGGGCATGGCGTCCGGGTTGGATGTATCTGCTCGGCCTGTTCTGGGCTTGGAACATCGTCGTCCTGCATATCGCCAATGCGATCTGGAAGATCGCCCTGCCCGCCGCGCCCTGGGACATTCTGATGAGCCTGACCGGCATTTTCATGGCGCTCTACATGGGCGGCCACACGCTCAAGGATGTGGCGGCAAAATGGGGGCAGGCCAAGTGAACGGTGTCGAATTGAGCCTGTCGACGCCTTTGGCTTGGGTCGCGGCCCTCGCCCTCTTGCTGTCCTTCGGGACCAGCATCTGGAACATCATCGGCTCCAGCGCGCGCAACAACGGACGGCGGATTGATGAACTGGGCAAGCGCACCGACAGCCACGAGACGCGCTTGGCCTCGGTCGAACAAACCCTGCGGGCAATGCCGGGGAAAGACGACCTGCACCAAGTCACGCTCGCGCTGTCAGATATCCGGGGCGACCTGAAGGCGATGAACGCCGAGATGCAGGCGACCAACAAGATCATGGCGCGGCTGGAACACAGCGTTGTGCGGCATGACGAACACCTGAGCGGTGGAGGGACAAAGCGATGACCGATTATCTGGAACTCGTGCGCCAAGACGCGCGGTTGATCATGCTCAAGGCACTGGCCGCCCAGACCGACGAGCGGCTGCATTCGGGCTATCTGGTGGAGGAGCTTCTGCGCTTTGGCATCGACCGCACCCGCGAATGGGTCCACGGCGAATTGGATTGGCTGGCCGAGATGGGGGCCGTGACCTTGGCAAAGCCGGGGTCCGTTGTCGTGGCCACCCTGACCGAAAAAGGCCACCGCCATTTGCGCCGCGCCATCGTCATCGAGGGCATCAAACGCCCCTCGCGTCCGGGAGAGTAGATCATGGTCAGAGGTCGGGGACGCCTGTCCAGTTTCGACGTGCTGCCCCCCGAATGCGAGGGGATTGTGACCGAGGCCGCTTTGGCCTTGGCCGCGCGGGAAAAGACCCAGACCGAGATCTATGCCGAATTTGTCGCCGCCTGCGAGGCGCTGATGAAGGAACACCGGGGCGAGCTGGAATTCAGCATCCCGGCCTTCAGCAGCTTCAACCGGTTTTCGATCCGGCAGGCCCGTATGTCGCGGCGGTTGGACGAGACGCGCGAGATCGTTGCGGTGTTGGCGCAAAAGCATGATGCCAAGGCATCTGACGACCTGACGGTGATCGCAGGCGAGATGATCAAGTCCGTGGTGCTGCACATGCTGGGCGACGGCGCGGACGGTGTTGCGCCCAAGGAACTGAAGTCACTGGCCGATGCTTTCCGCTCTGCCCAGCAGGCCCAGAACATGAGTTCGGATCGCCGCGCGAAAGAAGACGCCAAACTTGCTGCCCGCGTCACTGAGGCCGTCGATACCGTCGGCAAGGCAAAGGGTTTGACCACAGAGACGACCGACCTGATCAAGAAACAGATTCTGGGGGTAGCGTGATGGGGGACTATGACCTTGGCATGCTCGGTTTGGTCGCAGATCAGCATTGGCAAAACGCCGGATGGCTGCGCCGCATTGCGGCGATCCTGTTCGGCCGTCATCTCTCATATGTGCATCTCGGGTTCCGGTTCCGCGTCAGCTTCTGGCGCGAGACCCCCTATCTGCTCACAATCCGCGAGGCCAGATGACCGCGATCATCACCAAAGAGGCGTGGGCCGAGGCGCGGCGGGCGGCGATGGATGCCATTCCGCAGATGGTGCAAGACGAGGGCTTGCCCGCCGTTTTGCTGCCCTATCAGGCCCGCGTCGTGAACCTGCTCGATGGCACCGCAATGGAGCGGGTGCTGTTTGTCGAGAAGTCGCGCCGGATCGGTCTGACATGGGGCCTCGCCGCCTATGCCGCCTTGCGCGCCGGTCGCCAGAAGGCGGCGGGCGGCATGGACGTGATGTATATCTCCTATTCCCGCGAAATGACCCGCGAGTTCATCGACGCCTGCGCCATGTGGGCGCGCGCATTTGACAGCGCGGCCTCCGAGGTTGAGGAGACGCTGTTTGACCAGGATGATGACGACAAGGCGATCAATGCCTTTCGGATCAAGTTCGCCAGCGGGTTTGAGATCATGGCGCTGTCCTCGGCCCCGCGTGGCCTGCGCGGCAAGCAAGGCGTGGTGATCATCGACGAGGCCGCCTTTGTCGACAGCTTGGCGGAACTGCTGAAGGCTGCACTGGCCTTTCTGATGTGGGGCGGTCAGGTCGTCGTTTGCTCCACCCATGACGGGGCAGAGAATCCGTTCAACCAAGCCGTTCAGGACATTCTGGCCGAGCGGTCGAAATATGCCCATGTGCGGATCGACTTCGACCAAGCGCTGCGCGAGGGGCTTTATCAACGCATCTGTCTGGTGACCGGCAAAGACTGGACAGCCGAAGGCGAAGCCGAATGGCGGCAATCCATCATCGACTTTTACGGTGACGGGGCCGACGAGGAACTGTTCTGCATCCCGTCGCTGTCGTCAGGCGCATGGCTGCCCGCGCCGCTGATCGAGGCGCGCATGACGGTGGATACACCGGTTCTGCGATTGGAACTGCCCGCCGATTACCTCTACCGCGACCGGCTGGCGCAACTGTCGCTGATGGCCCCGTTCATCGAGGAGTTGGAGACGCAGCTCGCAGCGCTTGATCTTGGCCCGCGCTTTTCCTTTGGCTTCGACTTTGCCCGCTATGTCGATCTGACCGCCGGGTCGTTAATGGCGATTGAACAGCGCTTGAAACGCCGCGAAGTGCTGGCCTATGAGCTGCGCAATGTGCCGGGAGACGAACAAAAGCTGATCTGCAAAACCGTCCTGAACCATGTGCGCCCCCGCTTGATCGGAGCGGCCTTTGACGCAACAGGCATGGGCTGGACCGTGGCCGAGGACATGGGCCGCATCTTTGGCCTGCGCCCGGAGCCGACGGGGGCTGGCATCGTCATGGCGATCAAGTTTTCCGAGGAATGGTATCGGCTTCAGATGCCGCCCCTCAAGGCCGCGTTTGAAGATGACAGCATCGCATTGATCAAGGATGCCGATCATCTGTCAGACTTGCGGGCAGTGAAGCTGGTGCGCGGCATTCCCCGCGTCCCTGCCCTGCGCGAAGGCGAGACCAACAAAAAGCGCCACGGCGACCATGCCATTGCCGTAGCCCTCGCGCATTACGCCAGCCGCCTGCCATGGAGCGAATATGCCTATCGGGCGGTTAGCCCGGAGACTGCGGGGCAAGGCAGATCGCCCATGTTTGCGGCGGAAGGCGACGGTTTGCTGCGTGCCCCCTTGGGCGCGCGACTGAAAGGAAGTCTCTGATGAAAACCCCGCAACTGCTGGACCGCTGGGGCAACCCGGTCAACCGAAACAAGCTGACGGAGGAAATTGCCGCACCGACGTTGACCGGCGTGCGCAGCCCTTTGACAGGCTATCCGGGGGATGGCCTTAACCCCGTCATTCTGGCGCAAATGCTGCGCGAAGCGGACGCGGGCAACCCTATTCGCTATTTGGAACTGGCTGAGACGATTGAGGAGCGGGACCTGCATTATCTGGGTGTGCTCGGCACCCGCCGCCGCTCGGTGACGCAAATCGACATCACGGTCGAGGCCGCGTCTGACAGCGCAGAGGATGAAGCCAAGGCCGAAATGATCCGCGACTGGCTGAACCGGGACGAGCTGGCCGATGAGTTGTTCGACATTCTGGATGCCATCGGCAAGGGTTACAGTTTCACTGAGATTTTCTGGGATCGTTCGAGCGGGCAATGGCGGCCTGACAGGCTAGAATATCGTGACCCGCGCGGATTTCGGTTCAAGCGGCATGATCTGGCAACGCCGTTGCTGATCAACAACTATGGCCAAGAGGTCGTGCTCGAGCCGTTCCGCTTCATCTACGCGACCATCAAGGCAAAGTCCGGTCTGGCCTTGCGCGGCGGTCTGGCGCGCGCGGCGGCATGGGCGTGGATGTTCAAGGCTTTCACTCAGCGCGATTGGGCGATCTTTACCCAGACCTATGGGCAGCCGCTTCGCCTGGGCAAATACGGGGCCGGGGCAACCGAGGAGGACAAAGACACCCTGTTCAAGGCTGTGGCAAATATCGCAGGCGATTGCGCGGCGATCATCCCAGAGTCGATGACGATTGATTTTGTCGAAACCAAGTCTGTCGGGGCCACCGCCGACCTTTACGAACGGCGCTGCGATTGGCTGGACAAGCAAACCTCCAAAGCCGTGCTGGGCCAGACAGCAACGACCGATGCCGTCACGGGTGGCTTGGGCAGCGGCAAAGAGCACCGCCAAGTCCAGGAGGATATCGAGCGCGCCGACGCCAAGGCGCTCGCCGCCATTCTGAACCGGGATCTGGTGCGCCCGTGGATGGATTTGGAGTTTGGCCCGCAGGCGCGCTATCCGCGCATCAAAATCGCGCGTCCCGAACCAGAAGACCTCGCCGCCTTGGGCGCGGCTTTGGGTCCGATGATCGACCGGGGGCTGAAGGTCAGCCAAAGCGCCGTGCGCGACCGCTTCGGCCTCGCCAAACCCGAGGATCATGACGAGTTGATGCGACCGATGGGCCAGAACGACGCGCCGCCGCCACCTGTCACCGAGGGTTCGGGGCCGAATTCGAAATTTAAACACCAACCAGCCGTTTTTAAACGGGGTGAGGCTGTTTCACGGGTGGATGCCGCCCTGCAGGCCGAAGAGGCCCCTACGGGCGAAATTTCGGGGGCAAGGCCCGAACCGGTTATCGTGGACATCCTGACCGAGCGTATGGCGACGGAAGCGCGGGCCGGAATGGTCGCAATGCTGGGCCGGATCGAGGCGATGGTCGGGGCTGCAAGCTCGTTGGAGGAATTGCGCGAGATGTTCCACGCCGGATTTGACGCCGTCGACAACGCCGACCTGCTCTCCGCGCTGGAAGGCGGCTTTGTCGCTGCGACCGGCGCAGGCCAGATCGCTGCGGCAGAGGACAACGCCTCGTGACCGGCATCACAGCTTCCTTTCGCAAGCCCTTTGCCGAACAGGTCGCGGCCTTCCGGCTGCGGCTGGGTGATCTGACCCCCACTGCGGAATGGGACGACATCCAGCGCACACAGCATGATCGTGCCTTCATGGTTGCCGGGGCCATGAAGGCCGATTTGCTGGCCGACCTCGGCGCGGCGGTGGACAAGGCGATTTTACAAGGCACCACGCTTGAGACCTTCCGCCGCGATTTCCGCGAAATCGTGGAGCGGCACGGCTGGCACGGCTGGAAGGGCGAAGGCACCAAAGGCGGCGAGGCGTGGCGCACCAAGGTCATTTACAAGACCAACATGCGCACCACTTACGCCGCAGGTCGGATGGCGCAACTGGTCGCCGGGAACTTCAAGCTCTGGGTTTACCGCCACGGTGGATCATTGGACCCGCGCATTGAGCATCTGGGCTGGGACGGTTTGATCCTGCCGCCCGATCATCCGTTTTGGGCCACGCATGCGCCGCCCAACGGTTGGGGCTGCAGCTGCTACATCGTCGGCGCGCGCACATTGGCCGGGGCGGTGCGGGTGGGCGGCAAGCCGGGGCTGGTCTTGCCAGAGACTTGGGCCGCGCCCGTTCCCAAGACCGGCGCGCCTGCGGGGATCGACAAGGGTTGGGACTATGCGCCGGGGGCGAGTGTCGCAGAATTGTTGGCGTTGGGGGCCAAGAAACTCCAATCGCTGCCAGCCGGAATCGGATCGGACTTTGGTGCCGGAATGGCCGGAACCATTGACCGCTACTGGCCTATTTGGCTTGTCGAGGCAGAAACAGGCAAGCGGTCGCAACCCGGACTCGTCGGTGTTTTGTCACAAGACGTGCTTTTGGGTTTACGTCAACGAAATATCACCGCAGAAACTGCGGAGCTTCTGATCAATCCCGGCTTGGTTGCTGGCCCCAAGGCACGACGTCATGCAAACGCGGGCGATGCGCTGACATCGTCGGAATGGCTTTTGCTTCCGCAGCTTTTGCGCGCGCCATTGGCTGTTTTGCTGGATGAACGCACCGGGCGGCTGATCTATCTCATGCAAACCGGCGTTGACGGGCGCGGACCTCAACTGGCTGTGGCTTTGGACTACCGGACGCGGATCAATCGGGAGACGAGCACGGCAAATATCATCGTCTCGGCCTACCGACCGCTCCAAGCGGATATTCTGGGTCGTTTGGCCGGGGGGCTTCTATCGCTTGTGACAGGGAAAGTCGGGTGATGGAGGGTCGGGGTACCCCTCATGTGCTAGCGATCCGCTTTCGCGGGTACGGCATCCACGGAACCCGATTTTCCGGGGTCATCACCCAGAAAGAAATCTAGGCATGTTCACCATTGAAATCAAGGATGACGAGATCAGTGCCGCGCTGGACCGGCTGTTGCTGGACCTGGGCGATATGACGGCGGTCATGCAAGAAATCGGCGAGTTGCTTATGGCATCTACGAAAGACCGTTTCACGAAAGGCGAGGCCCCGGACGGCAGCAAATGGGCGGCAAAGTCCCCGAATACCAAGGGCCGTGACCGCAGACCGCTGTTTGGCCCGTCAGGGATGCTGTCGTCGCAGATTTTCTATGAGGCTGGTTCCAATCAGGTCGAAGTCGGCTCAAGCCGCGTTTACGCCGCCATGATGCAGTTCGGCGGCACCAAGGCCGCATTCCCGCATCTGTGGGGCGATATTCCGGCGCGGCCCTTCCTTGGCATCTCCGAAGATGACCGCGCGGGCATCTTGGCCACGGTCGAGGAGTGGTTGGCAACCAGCGCACAAGGCGGCAGCACCGGCGGCGCGCCCGCCAACTGACGCCGCCCGCCCCGCGCGCGCGAAGACCAGCGATCCCCCGCAAACCCTTGTGGATTAATCGGCGTCCCTCATGACGGCATAGTCGCCTCATGAAAAACTCTTCTCACATTGCCCTCATGCAAGCCATGCCGCTTGATCTGCCCGCCGAGGCAGGTATTCCCGAATGGGTCCACCTTTTGCCGGGCGGCGGCACGGTTCACACCGGCGATCATCGCGGTCCCTACCGTGTCACGAGCTTGCAGTCGATCATCGCAACATCCGGTGCGGTGAAACTGCCTATCGACGAAAACCATTCCATCGACATCGCTGGACCACGCGGCGAACCCTCCCCGGCTCGTGGCCATATTGTCGAGCTTCAGGCCCGCGACGACGGGCTTTGGGGGCGGGTTGAATGGAACGCTTCGGGCCGCGCACTGATGGAGGAGAAGGCCTATCTCGGCATCTCGCCCGTCATCACCCACGATCCCGCGAAAAACATCACCGGGGTTCTTCGGGCATCCCTGACGAACCGCCCCAATCTGCGCGGGCTGACCGCGCTTCACTCAGAGGAGAACGCAATGTCATTTGCGGCATTCGCCAAGGCGCTTGGCCTTGGTGACGACGCGGGCGAGGAAGATATCCTTGCCGCGATCAAGAAACTGTCGGGCGGCAGCAAGGATGCGACCGCCCTTCAATCGACCATCTCGGACGTTGGTGTCGCACTTGGCGTTGATCAAGATGCGCCTGCCAGTGCGGTCCTGATGGCCGCAAAACTGGCAAAGCAAGGCGATGCGGCCTTGTCCCAGCAAGTAACGGCGCTGCAGTCGCAACTCGACGGCCTGTTGGAAAGCAACAGCCGCAAGGCCGCAGAAGCCTTTGTGGATGGCGAGCGGAACAAAGGGGCCACGGCGGTGAACGAGCAAACCCGCGATGACCTCGTGGCGCTGCATATGACCAACCCGCAAACAGCCGAAAAGCTGATCAAGGGTGCCCCCTATATCAAGCCGCGCGAAGGCAGCCGCGACAACCCGGCCCTGCAGTCGGATCAGGGTGATCTGGTCAGCCGCGCAAAAGCCTATCAGGCGGCGCATGAAGGCATCACCTGGACAGACGCTGTTCTGGCCATCTCGGAGGGCAAGCAATGATCCCGATGTTCATCAAAAGCTATGAGGCAGCCGCCGCCATCGCAGCATTCCGCATTGTCGGCTTTGCCGATGGGGCCGCTGGCACCACGGTGGAAATGACCAGCGCCAACACGGATGCCGCTATCGGTGTGTCGGACGAAATGGGCGCGGACTTGGGCGACCAGTGCGACATTCATCTGGCGGGTCTGGCTTCGGTGGAACTGGGCGCGACCGTCACGGCGGGCCAACCCTTGATGTCGGACGCCACCGGTCGTGCCGTCCCGGCTGTGGCCGCAGCTTCGAGCACCCGCCGCGTCATCGGCTTCGCCCATGCTCCGGGTGTGGTCGGCGACATCATCGACGTCTGGCTGGCCCCGAGCCTGCTTGATCGCGCTTAATCAGGAGAGTTTCCATGGCACCTCGTCGCCCGTTTACAATTGACCCCATCCTGACCGCGATTGCGGTCGGGTTCCGCAATCCCGCCGCCTTCCGCATTGCCGATCAGGTTTTGCCGCGCGTGTCTGTCGGCGCGGAGAACTTCAAATGGACTGAATACCCGATCTCGGAAGCATTCAATACGCCGGATGCACGGGTCGGGCGTTTGGGCCGCGTCCAGCAGTTGACCTTCTCTGGCACCGAGCAGACCTCGTCGGTTGAGGATTTCGGCCTCGATGCACCGATCCCTTATGACGACATCGAGGCGGCTGCCGAAGCCCGCGCCCGCAAGGTTTCGGCCTATAATCCCGAGGCACATTCGGTTGGCATGCTGACCGACACGCTGGAAAATATCCGCGAGGTGCGGGTTGCGGGCTTGGTGCATAATTCGGCCAGCTATGCGGCGGACAAGAAGATCACGCTCTCGGGGACGTCACAGTTCTCGGACTATGCCAACTCTGACCCCATTGGCGCGTTGAAGGCTGGCATGGAAAAAACCTTGGTCTATCCGCCGAACACCTTGGTGATGGGTCGCGCGGTTTGGTCGAAGCTGTCCTCGCACCCCAAGATCGTCAATGCGGTCAAGGGCAATCTGACCAGCGAAGGCATCGTGACGCGCCAACAGTTCATCGATCTGCTGTCTGGCGAGGGCATTACCAACCTGCTGATCGGCGATGCCTGGCACAACACTGCCAAGCCGGGCCAAGCGCCATCGTTGGCACGGGCATGGGGCAAGCATATTGCAATGCTGCACCTCAACCCGATGGCTACGGTCGAAGGCGGTGGCATCACCTTTGGTCTGACCGCCGATTATGGCGGGCGCGTTTCGGGCCGGATCGAGGACAAGGATATCGGCCTCAATGGCGGTGTCCGGGTGCGGACCGGCGAACGCGTGAAGGAACTGATCGTCGCCAAGGATGTCGGCTATTTCATCGAAAACGCCGTCGCCTGATCGCTGTCAGGTTTTCCAGAGGGGGCGGGCAACTGCCCCCTTCGACAACCTGACAGGAGTGAGATCATGGCCAAACAGCCCAAGCCCACCGAAGCCGCCCCCGAAACCGTTCCGGCCTCCGAGACAGGGAAAACCCTGTCCGTGACAGGCGAATCTGAAGACGGGGTGAAACTCTCGGACGCCATCAACGCCGACCTTCAAAAGGGCGGTGCTGGCCGCACGGAGGAAAAGCCCGAGGGAGCGATTTCTGAACGCCGGGTCGCCACCGCCACCCGTCTGATCGAGCACAACGGTGAACCGATTGAGGCCGAGGGCGACATTGTTCTGTCTGAAGCCGAATTCAAGGCCCTCGCTGCCGTGGGCGCGGTTGCTGAAAAGCACTGGCACGACCTTCAAGACGCCTGACCCCCGAATTCCAAGCGAAAGGATCAATCGCGAACCGAGCGGAGCATGGGCCCACAAACGCAATCCCACCGCCGACGATCTGAGTAGGGGCGCGCGCACCCGAGTTGCGCGCTGCAACGTCTGAGAAAATGGACGCGACAGCCGGGAGAGACCGGCACCAGATGCCCAAAGGAACTCCCGATGACCTACGCGACTCTTGCCCAGATGACCGAGCGCTACGGTGCCGCCATGCTGATCGCCTTGACCGACCGGGCCGACGTGCCTACCGGCGCGATTGACGCGGCAGTCGTCGACCGGGCCTTGGCCGAGGCAGATGCGATGATCGACGGCTATCTGGCGGGACGTTACGCGCTGCCGCTGACCGCCACGCCACCCTTCATCGGTGATCTGGCGCAGGCGATTGCCATCTGGAAGCTGCACCTGTCGGAACCCGACCCCAAGGTCACGCGCGACTATGACCACGCCCTGCGATCCCTGCGCGATATTGCCAGTGGTGCCTTGCGCATTCCGGGTGCCGCTGGGGCGGAACCAGCCGCAACGGGCGGCTCTGGCGCGCGGATCACCGACCGCGAACGTCCCTTGACCGCCGCGAACATGAAGGGGTTCATCTGATGCAGGTTGACGCCGTCATTGCCCGCTTGAACGACCGCGCGTCCGGACTGCGCACCGTTGAGGGCGTAGCCGAATTGGCCGCTCTGATGGGGGCCAACGCGCTGGCGCAGCAGGGCGGCGTGGCTGCCTATGTGATCCCGACCGGATTGCGCGGGGGCCAAGTTACCAGCGCCTCGGAGATCTTCGTCCAATCGGTGTCCGAGTCCGTCTCAGTGTTGCTGTCGATGCGCAACGCAGGCCGCACGGGCGACAAGGCCTTGCTGGAGGTCGGGCCACATATTGACGCGGTGCTGGCGGCGCTCTGCGGCTGGGGGCCCGAAGATACCCCCGGTGTGTTTCAACTGGTTCGCGCGGGTGGCGTCTCGCTCGACAAAGGCACCTTCACCTATCTGATCGAGTTTTCCATCGCTGACCAATTGAGGATCACGCCATGAGCCGCAAAGCCCCTGACACCAAGCCTGAGACCACCCGCGAAACCAACGCCCCGCATCCGCTGCCCCAATCAGGCGGCAGCTTCACCGTTACGGCAGGCCAGCTTGTTCTGGAGGAATACGCGCGGAACGCGGCCTCCGCCCCTGAACAAACGCCGGATGAACCCGCCGTTAAATCCAACGTAAAGGAGGCTTAAATGCCGCTTTTCTGGCGCAAGAAGGTGCTGACCTTCAAACTGGAAACCACCTATGGCGTGGACGCGACCCCGACCGGGGCCGCAAATGCCATCCTTGCCATCGACATGGCCTGCATGCCGATGGAAGGCAACGATGTCAGCCGCGAGCTGGACCTGCCCTACATGGCAGCCCAAGGCACCATTCCGGCCGAGTTGCACAGCAAGATCACGTTCAAGGTGGAACTGGCCCCTTCCGGGACCGCTGGCACACCTCCCGCATGGGGGCCGCTTCTGCGGGCATGCGGTTGCGCCCAGACCATCGTGGCTACGACATCGGTGACCTATAACCCGGTCACTGACGGGCATGAGAGCGCCACGATCTATTTCAACATGGACGGAACGCTGGTCAAAATGCTGGGCGCGCGCGGCACCTGCGTGATGCGGGTCAATGCACAGGGCATCCCCTATCTGGAGTTTGAATTCCAAGGGCTGTTCACTGTGCCGACCGCTGCCGCCCTGCCCACGGCGGATTTCACCAGCTTCAGGAAACCGGAAGTTGCCAGCAAAACCAACACGCCCACCTGCACCATCGGCGGCACGGCCATGGTCATGCGCAGCTTTGCCCTGACCCTTGGCAACCAGTTGGAAAACCGCTTTCTGGTTGGGTCCGAGGCGGTGCTGATCACGGATCGCGCGGAAAGTGTCGAAGCAGTCGTCGAGGCGGTGCCGCTGGCCACGCTCAACCCGTTCTCGCTGGCGGCATCCCAAAGCCAAGTTCCGCTGGTTCTGACCCATGGCACGGTGGCGGGCAAACGCGCCACGATCAACGCGCCCGCAGCCCAGATGCAGCGCCCGCAAGGCGCGCAGAACGCCCAAGGCGTGGTCGAGTGGCCGCTGCGGCTCGTGCCACTGCCCGTGACCGGCAATGACCAGTTCACGCTGGTTCTGACCTGATCCACCTCACAGGAGACTGCCATGACCTTCAAGGTTATTACCAACCCCGAGTTCACCCACACCGTCACCGTCGACGTTCCCGTTGACGGCGGATTTGAAGAGCAGACCTTGCTGGCGCGCTTTCGCTTTGTGCCGCCGGGCGAACTGGCCGGGATGAATGGTCGCGATTACGCCGACGCGGTGCTGGTCAGCCTGGACGATCTGGCAGACGCCGAAGGCACCGCGATCCCTTACTCCGCCGCAGTGCGCGAGGAATGCCTTGGCCTGCCGTGGGTCGTTCTGGGTTTGGTGCGGGGCTACAACGCCGCGCTGCTGAAAGCCCGTTTGGGAAACTGACACAAGCAGGGCGGGATTGGGCGAACGGAACGCTGTTCAACACTCGCCCCGATGACGACGCCACCGAGGCGGCGTTCTGGGGCATCAATCCCGCCCTGCTGACCGCAACTGAAACCAAAGGCATCTGGGAGAGCAATGTGCCAGCCGTTCACGCCTTTCTGACCATCGACAGCCAGTTCCGCATGACGGCGCTGGCCCGTGGCGGCGTGCTGGTCCACGGTCTGGATTACAACGGCGCGCGCGCCGGGCTGGAAATGGCAGGCGTGGCTGTCACCCCCGATCTTTGGTCCGATATTCAGATGATCGAGGCCGGGGCGGTGGGCGAGTTGAACCGGGGGCGCATGCAATGACGCTGACCCTTGGGCTTTTGCTGACCGCCGATGCCAAGGGCGCGAAGGCTGAACTTGCCTCGACCGCCACTGAGGCAAAAAAACTTGGCACAGAGACCGCCAAAGCGGGCCGCGAGGCGCGCGGGGCCTCTGGAAGCGTTGCCAGCCTTGGCAGCGCAGGAGGAGCCGCAGCCGCCAAGGTGACCGCACTTGCCAACGCCGAAGCTGTCGCCGGAGCCAACGCGCTGGCGATGGGGCAAAGCCACAAGATCGCTGCAGGCAGTGTCGGAAACCTGACGGCACAGTTTTTCGATATTGGCATGATGCTGCAGGCTGGGCAGAACCCCTTGGTTCTTGCGATCCAGCAGGGCACCCAGATCAGCCAGGTCATCGGGCCGATGGGCGCGGCGGGTTCCGTTACGGCGCTTAAGTCTGCTTTCATGGGTATGATCAATCCGGTCAGCCTGATCACCATCGGCTCCATCGCAGCCGGTGCCGCCATGATCCAATGGTTGACCGGCGCGAAAGACAAAGCGACCACATTGCAAGACCGGCTCGAGGAGATGGCCGATGGCGTCGAGAATTTTGCGGATCGAGCGGATGCAGCGCGCGCGCCTTGGTCTGAACTGATTGAAGAGTTCGGTTCGGCCAGCCCTGCAGTTCGGCAAGTCCTGCAGGACATGGCGGGTTTGGCGAAGTTTGATGCCTATCAAAAAATTGACGAAACTTCCGAAAGTGTCCGCGAACTCGTTTTGGCGGGCACGACCCTCCAAGGCGGGTCCGCGCAGGCTGCAGCTCGGGATTTTCTGGGCCTGAAGAGTGGCAACAAGGCCGCCCGAGAGATGGCCTTTTCCTTTGCCCAGAACCTCGAGACGCTGCGCAACAGCGCGGACCCTGCCGAGCGCTTGGCGACAGCGCTCGATTTGCGCGACCAGTTACTGGGCAATTCAGGTGGCCTTAAAAACCTCAACGGCGAACAGCGCGAGCTTCACGATGGTTTGGCGGCCATTATCCGTGACATGTCTGCTTTGGGCGTCCAAGTCAGCGAGTCGAGTCAGCCTATGCTGGACGATTTGCGCGCCGTGCGAGATTTGGGCGCGGAAGTGCTCGAAAACATCCGCGCGCGGGTCGCATTGTCTGCCGATGAATACGCGAAAGGTGCGCAGGTCGTCGCATCGAAGGCCAGTCAGGTCGAACTGGAGCGGCTGACCGCGCTTTATGGTGCGGAGAGCACGCAAGTCACTGAGTTCAGGGCAGAGGCGGAACGCGCAGTCTATGCCGAGATGGTGCGCGGCCTTGATATCTCGGCGGACATGAAAACCTCGCTTCTGGAAAGCTGGGATGCCACGGCGCAAAGCGAAGCGGCAACCTACGCTTGGGCAGATGCGATGGGTTCTGTCGGAGCCGAGATCAATGGCATCTTGTCTGCGCTGTCACAATTGGGCGGCGGCCTCATTGCCAACGCCTCCAAAGTCGTCGAACTCGAGGCTTTGAAATCAGGCAAAAGCGTCGCAGATGCCCGCATGACCGCAGTGCGGTCACAGATCGATGCTGAATACAATGCCCGCGACGCAGCCGCGGAAAGCTGGTTCGATAAATCCGCCAATTGGGCCGAGCGCGAAATCAAGATGCGCGGCGTCAAGCTTGATGCGGAACTAGCCGATGAGCGGGCTGCCGCCGCGAAGCGTGAACGGGAAGCTAACCGTGGTGGCCGCTCTGGTTCTGGCCGCAGCTCCGGCACCTCTGAAGTCGACAAACAGCGCAGGGCGTTGGACGAACTGATCGCGCGGGAAGAGCGCGAGTTGGAGTTGCTGCGCGAAACGGACCCGGTGCGCAAGGAACTCTTGCGCAACCGTGAAGCTCTGGCCGGTGCCACCGAAGTCGAGATGTCCAAGGTTGAAGACTTGATTGAAACCCGTATCCGCGAAACCGATGCCCTCAAGCGGATGGAATGGGTCAGTGAGCAGGCTGGCAACGCCTTGATCGACGGGCTTATGGGCGGCGCAGACGCTGGCGAGCAACTGATCAAGACACTGGAGCGGGCGATATTGCAGGCGGTCATCTTGGGCGATGGGCCGTTGGGTGGCTTGCTGGGCGGCAGCGGTGGCGGCGGCCTGATGGGCAGCCTGTTTGGTGCTATCGGTGGCGGTGGGTCCAGCAGCGGCGGGTTCTTGGGTGGCCTGCTCTCGTTCAACCCGTTTGCCGGGGGCTATGCGTCAGGAGGGCTGGTTCATGGCCCCGGTTCTGGAACGTCAGACGAGATTTCGGCGCGGCTGTCCAATGGCGAGTTCGTCATGAATGCCAAATCGACAGCGCGATACCGGCATCTGCTGGAGGCCATGAACACCGGTTCCCCCATCCCCGGCTTCGCCGCAGGCGGGCTGGTCGGCCAAGTCGCCGCAGCCCCCGCGCTTGCCGCCGCTCCGATGTCTTTCGTCATCAATGACTATTCGGGGCAGAAGGTCGAGGCAACGCAAGGGACCGATAGCCGGGGCCAGCCGCAAATCACCATGACGATTGGTCAGCAAGCGGCGGCTGCAGTGTCACAGCGCGGCAACCCGTTGCGGCGCGCCATGCAGTCAGAGTTTTCGATGACGCCAGCGGTGAGGCAGCGCGGATGATCATGGATTGGCCCAGTTCATTGCCTCGTCCCGAGCGGCAGACGTGGCAGCGCAGCCTTCAGGATGGCCGGCGCAAAACCCAAGGCGACGCGGGGCCTGCGCGCTATGGCCGCAAGCTGAGCCGTGTGGCGCAGACCGTAACAATGTCGATGCTGCTCACACGGGATTTAAGAGCAGTTTTTGATCGGTTTTATGAGGTCGACTGCGCGGGCGGGACCCGGCTGTTCAACATGCCTGACCCTACCACTGACGGTTGGCCCCTTTTGGGCAGTGACGGGCTGCCGCTCTTGGCAGCGGATGGCCAGCCTTTGCTGTTGTCCAAGCTTTGGCTCTGCTCATGGGGCGATACACCGCCCAGCGAAACGCTTGTCGGCATCGAATGCCGCAAAACCTTTAGCCTGCAGGTGCTGCCATGAGACGCCTTTCCCTGAACGCGCGGCAAACGATTGACGATGAAGGCTCGGACGGGCTGTTTGTCGTATTGCTGGAAATCACCCATCCCGAGTTGGCAGGGGGACCGATCCGGCTGTCGACAGACAATGCGGAGCGGATATCGACCGACCCGCTGGTCTATGGCACCCGCTCGACATGGCGCGGCGCGAACCCGGTCACGCAGCCGTTCTTGTGGATCATCGCCTCGGCCTTGCTGCCGTCCGACCAGGAGGACGCGCCAGCGGCGGCGCAGATCGCGGTCGAAAACCTGAGCAGCGAGATGGCGGCGCTTTTGCGCAGTTTTCGCACACCCGCAACGGTCAATCTGGCCGTGGTCTTGGCGGAAACGCCCGATCTTATCGAGGCGGAATATCTCGATTTGCAACTGCTGAGCGCGAATATAACCGAGTCGGAAATCCTGCTGTCGATCAGCCGCGACGAGATTGAGCTGGAGCCGTTTCCGCCGGGCCGCATGACGCGCAACCGGTTTCCGGGGCTGCACCTATGAGCGCTTGGGCAAACGCATTCGTCGGAATTCCCTTTGCGCCATTCGGGCGGGACCGCCTTGGCGCGGATTGTTGGGGGCTGGCCTGCATCGTCTATGCCGAAGCGCGCGGGATCACACTGCCCGCATATCTTGGCTATGGCGGGGTCGATGAACATGCCGAAATCGACGCATTGATCGCTGGGGCCGAAGGCTCGCCGCTGTGGCTATGCCGCACGGGCGAGGCCCGGCCATTCGACATTGCCGTGTTCCGCAGGGGGCGGCTGGCCACACATCTGGGCATCGTGATCCGTCCCGGCATGATGCTGCACATGGTCGACGAGGACCGGGCAAAGATCGAAACCTATGGCACCGGGCGCTGGGGCAACCGTCTGGTCGGCCATTTTCATTGGGCGGGGGCGTGACATGACAGGTTTGGTGCCAGTCATCGCCGCGCCGCATTTTGACCCCGGCCAGCGCCGGATCACTTTGGAGTTCCCCGAAGGTCTGACCATCGCGGAAATGGTGCGGGCGGCTCTGCCTTGCCAGCCGTCGGCTGAGTTGGCGCAGGTCCGGGTGGCGCTGGTCACGGCGCGCGGCACCCAGTTGATCTTGCCAGAACACTGGGCGCGCGTTCGGCCAAAGGCCGGTGTGCGCGTGGTCATCCGACTGGTCGCTGGCAAGAATGCCCTGAAATCGGTGCTGTCGATTGTTGTCGCAGTGGCGGCCTTTGCGACGGGGACGTGGTTCGCAGGCTCGGTTCTGGGGCTGACGGCTGGGACGACGGCCTATTCGCTGGCTTTTGCCGGGGCGTCTTTGGCGGTCACAGCCCTTGGACAACTGTTGATCAATGCCCTTATTCCGCCCATCAAGCCCGAGGATCGCAATGCCGCCAACCGCTATTCAATCAGCGGATTGCGCAACCGACTGGACCCAAATGGGGCAGTGCCGGTGGTTTTGGGCAGTCTGCGCTACGCGCCGCCCTATGCCGCCTTGCCCTACACGGAAATCGTCGGGGACTTCCAATATGTGCGGGCGCTGTTCAACTTTGGCGAAGGCCGGGTGCAGTTGGACGATATCCGCATCGGCGAGACGTCCATCAGCGAATATTCCAACGTCGAGATCGAGGCGCGCGAAGGTGTCGACGCCGACACGACCATCGCCTTGTATCCACGCCAGATCGCCGAAGAGACGGTCGGCGTTGCACTCACCAGACCACTGCCCCGCGATGAACTTGGAGAGATCATCGCAGGCGTGGCCACGACCGACACGCCTATCGTGCGCACCACGGGGGCCGATGCCTCGGGCGCGTCGATCATTCTGGCCTTTCCATCGGGCATGATCCGGTTCGACAAAGAAGGCCGCTCGCATGCTGAAGGCGTCTCGGTCCGGGTGGAATATCGTCGTGTCGACGCAGACGATTGGGTTTTGCTGACCCAGCTGGATATCGTCGCGAAAAAGCTGGAGTCGTTCTACCGGCAGCACAGTTGGGAGTTTCCGACCCGCGCCCGCTATCAGGTGCGGCTCACACTGTTGAACGATGAAACCACCGACAGCACGATCCAACGCAGTGTCAGCTGGGCCGCTTTGCAAACCTTGCGGCCTGAATACCCGCTGGCCTATCCCCGGCCCTTGTCCTTGGTCGCTGTCAGGATCAAGGCCACGCACCAACTGTCTGGCGCCTTGGACAATATCAGCGCTCTGGGGACCCGCATCTGTGCGGATTATGACCATGTGTCTGGGCTTTGGGTGGAACGCGCGACCTCTAATCCTGCATCGCTCTACCGCTACGTCCTGCAAGCGCCGTGCAATCCAAAAGCGGTCAGTGACGCTGGGCTTGACCTTGGTCTTCTGGAGGAGTGGCACGACTTCTGCCGGATCAAGGGGCTGAGCTTCAACAAGGTTTTCGACGACAGCGCCACCTCTTTGCGCGACGTGCTGACACAGATTGCGGCTGTCGGACGCGCCACGCCGCGCCATGACGGTGCGCGTTGGGGTGTCACGATTGACCGCGCGCAAGATCTGATCATCGACCATCTGGATGCACAAAACAGTTCGGGCTTGCGGGCGACGCGCAGCTTTATCGACCATCCGCATGCGTTTCGGGTCAAGTTCTCGGACCAGACCAATGACTTCAAAGACGCCGAACGGGTGGTGCGCTGGCCGGGTTACACCGGCGAGATCACTGTGACCGAGGCCTTGGACATGCCGGGAATTACTGACCCCGACCTGATCTGGCGCGAGGCCCGGCGGCGGCAGTATGAGGCGATTTATCGCCCTGACAGCTATCAGGTCACGCAGATCGGCCCGGTGCGGGTTGCCACGCGCGGTGACAAGGTGATGCTCAATCATTACGTCCTCGACTCTGTGCAGGCATCGGCGCGGGTGCGAAATGTAATCGGGGCGTTGATCGAACTCGACCAGCCTGTGGAAATGGTCAATGGCCAAGCCTATGCCGTGCGGTTTCGGGTGTTTGACACGGAGGCCGCAGAGCCTGACAGCATCGGCACCTCAACCGTCAGGACCGTGAAAACGGTGGCCGGTGAACGTGATACCCTGACGCTGACCGGCACAGGACCGATGCCGCAGATAGGCGATGCAGTGCTGTTCGGTCGCGCCTCGGCGGAAAGCCTGCCGCTGATCGTTCGCGGCGTCGAACGGGCGCAGGACAATGACGAAATCCTGCACCTTGTTGACGAAGCGCCGATCATTGACACGCTGCTCGAGGCCGATTCCATTCCCACCTGGACAGGACGGGCGGGCGCAGAGCTGATCGAAGACGCCAGCGCCCCGGACACGCCGCGCTTTTCTGCGATCACCAGCGGCATCGCGCGCACCGGCGTTGCCAACCGGATCGACTATCAACTCACCGCAGCGACCGGCAGCGTGGTGACGGCCAACTTCGAGGTGGAACATCGTTTGGCCGGTGCGGCAAGCTACAGCGCAATCGTGCTGCCGGTGGCCAACGGTGGCGGTGCAATGACCACTTATGCCGTGGGTGATCAGGTGGAGCTGCGGGCGCGGGCGCTCGCGGCAAGCGGCGCGGCCAGCCCTTGGACCGCGAATGTCACCATCACCGTTGGTGCGGATGACGCAGGCATTCCGGTCGCTCTGGACGAAGCCGCAATCAGCGTCACGACCTTGCTTGGCGGTGCGCTGGTTCAATTTGCAACCGGTGCGGATGAGGCAACGACGCAGGTCCAGATCTATCGCTCGACTTCTGCCGTGCTGGACCGTGACGCCGACGCTGCCGGTGCAGCAATCGTTACGACGCCGCTGCAAAGCTTCAGCTTCGTGCTGGGCGACTCGACGCGGTCGAACCTGATCAGCGGCGGCACCATGAGCAGCCCTGCCGCTTGGACGTCGGGCGCGGGCTGGACGATTGCCAATGGCGTTGCCAGCCATGTGGCAGGCAGCGTTGGCACCCTGTCGCAGTCCTTTGCGGCAACCGAGGCCAAATGGTATCGCGTCGGGTTTACCGTCTCGGGGCGCAGCAACGGAGCCGTTACGCCGCGTCTGACGGGCGGCACGGCCTTCCTCGGCAGCGCCGCCAGCGCCAATGGAACCCATAGCGACCGGCTGCACGCGACCAACGGCACCACAACAATCGGCTTCGCAGCCGACAGCAGTTTCAACGGCGCGTTGGATGATGTCGTGGCCTATCTCGAAACCGCCGCCTGTCTGGCGCAGGGCACCCATTACGTCTGGCTGGAGCCGCAGAATGCCGATGGCATTCCGGGACCCGTCGCAGGCCCGTTCCTTATTTCAGTTGTCTAGGAGAGACCAAATGACCGGTGTAACCACAGTTAACCTTGAGACAGCGTCGGTTGTCCAAACGGTGCTCGGCAACCGCAGCGGCACAACGGTGCAGATCGGGGTCGACCAATTCACGGCGCTGGTCAGCGCGCAAATGTGGCCCGACTATGAGGCTGCTTTGACCTCGTATCAGGCTGAGCTTGATACCGGATTTGTGAATTTCAACATCTACCCCGATCTGGCGGCGGGCTTGGCTGCAACGCCCGTCGGCGGCCAGTTCGGCACCCGCGTTGGCACCGAAATCATCCGCTATCAACATGCGGAAGGGCAGATCAGCGTCGAACTGGCGCGCTACCCGACCGCAGACAGCGTGGCCTTGTTGGGCATGGACTTTGCCACGCCTGACGATGATGACGCGCGGCTGGTCGAGGTCGATGGTCAGGGCCAGCGCCTGCGGGCTTTTGACAAATTCGGTTTTCCCATGGTGCACACCGCACTGGATTTCAGGACGCCTTGGGATGATGCGTCCGTCGAGATCATGACCGGCGATGGCCACCGGATTGCGGCGCT